TGGCCTATCGGCCCTGATCGGGACGCGCTGCTATCCGGTCCAGTTTCCGGGCAGCGACGAGCCGGACGATGATCCCAACTTGTCAGATGTCGAGTACCCGGCCATGCGCTACCAGCGCATCAGCGACCCGGACGTGGCCAGCAGCCAGGATGATACCGGCCCGGCAGGAATGAGCCGGCCAAGATTTCAATTTGACATCTACGCCGAGTCGGCAGGGGAGGCCAAAGCGGTGGCCGAGCAGGTGCTGGCGGCCTGGGAGAATTTTCGAGGGGTGGTCGCCGGGGTCAGTATTTACCGGGGCCAAAAGGTTGACCGGCGCGATGGCTACGAAGATGAGGTGAACCTTTACCGGGAATCATTGGACTTTTTTATCTGGCACGGGCCGGTTTCATAACAACGAGGCCGCCAGAATGGCCCTTGAGAAAAAATTAGCGAGCTCGGCTGGCAAAAGTAACTCTAATTTTGCTCACAGGGCCTCTCAGTGGCCCGCAGGGACGATTTCAGCAAACACATAGACAAGGAGTCAACAATGCAAGCAAACTTTAAGCGAATCGCTTTAACCCTTATCATCGGCCTGGCCCTGCTGGGTCTACTGTGGCCCGTGATGAAGCCGGCGAAGGCTGCCGGGGAAGATGGCACGCGGGATGCCATCACAGTAACAAATCTGGCTGTGACCGGCACGACCCAGACCTTGGCCGCCGCCAGCGGCGATGGTCATAAATTCGTCAACAACGAGCGAACCTTTGTCACCATCACCAATGGCTACACCGCCACGATCACGGCTACTTTTGTGACCCCAGCAACGCAAGGCGGGCTGGCTATAGAGGATGTGGCCGTGGCGCTCACAACCGGGCAGACCCGCATGGTCGGGCCATTCCCCAAGGGCCTATTTGACCAGCAGAGCGGGGCCGACAAGGGGATGGTTTATTTGACCTGGGACTCCGCTGTTACCGGCACGGTTGCCAACAGCGTTACTCTCAAAGTTTACGCACTACCGTAATAGGGTTCAGGGTTCAGGGTTTATTAAACCCTATCCCCGACGAAGTGGCCCGTAGAGGCCAAACCCTATCCCCTTATCTTGTAATTAAGGAGACACTATGACCAAAATTCACGCATTTGGAACCATCCTGGCCTGGGACCCGGCTGGCGGATCGTCGTATACCAACATAGGCCAGGTGACAAGCATCTCCGGGCCGGGGCTGGCCAGGGAGACAGTGGATGTGACGACACATGACAATACCAGCATGTGGCGGAGCTTTATCAAGAGTTTGAAGGATGGAGGGGAGATCAGTTTTGACATCCTCTATGATCCTGACTTGGGGACACATAACTACGCCACGGGCTTATTGTCCGACTTTGGGGCCGATTCGGTGATCGCCAACTTCCGGCTTACCTTCACGGATACGGGTCCGACTCAGTGGCTTTTTCCGGGAATAGTCACCGGCTTCGAGACAACGGAGCCGATAGATGACGCCTTGAAGGCCAGTATAACGGTGAAGGTTTCCGGGGCACCGACGCTAGTCTAAACGTACCCGGAGGGCTATCAGTTTGCCCCAAAAGGGGACGCGAAGCGTTATGACCAACCCCAAGACATCGAAACGAAGGAGGATAAAAGGCGTGGGTAATTTCCTGACCAAAGATCAAATTTTTGCCGTGCAGCTTCGCACCGATGAAGTGCCAATCCCCGAATGGGGCGGCTCGATCCGCATCCGCGAGATGACCGCCAAGGAGATGCAGGAGAATGGCCGCTTTGTGATCCGGCCAGACGGCAAAGTGGATTACTCCAAAGCGGTGCAAGTGCCGGTGCAGATGTGCCTCAAGATGGTGGTGGACGAGGCCGGCCAGCGGCTCTTTACTGATGGCGACATTCCCCGGCTGGAACAGATGCACGCCTCGGCAGTGACCAAGATTGCCAACGCGGTGCGAAAATTGTCGGGGATGGTAGATGAGGATGATTTAAGCGGGCTTAAGGCCTGGCTGGAAGAAAACCACCCGCGCATCTTGGAAGAGTACCGGGAAAGCCTGAATCCGGTAGCGATGGCTGAGGAAAATTTTACGCAGACCCGCAACGGCGGGTCGCCTTCCGCCTAGCTAAAGCATTAGGTCATCCAGACCCCGACGCGATGCTCGCCCAAATGCCCGCCAGTATCTGGTGGGAGTGGCTGGCCTATAGCAAGGTTGAGCCGTTCGGGGAAGAGCGGGCCGACCTGCGGGCCGGGATTATTGCCTCAGTGGTCGCCAACGCCAACCGGAATCCGAAAAAGCGGAGCCGGCCTTATACCCCTAAAGACTTTATGCCCAAGTTCGGCGAGCGGCCCAAAGTGCAAAGCCAGGAAGAACAATTGCGAATCGTGGAAATGCTTAACGAAGCCTTTGGGGGGCAGGATTTAAGACACAACAGGGGGCGGCCTAATTAGCCACCCCCTTTTTGATGAGATATGGAACTTGAAAACCTTGTTGTAAGATTAGCCTTAGACGCGGCCAAGTACAGCCAGGGCCTCACGGAATCGGCCCGGCAAACTGCCGCATGGGCCACCACGGTCAGACAAACCACACAGGACGCAACCGGGCAATTACAAAAGACCGAGGTTATGTTTAGGTCTTTTGGTGAAACCGCCAAAAGCGCCGGCGGTGGGGCCAAAGCCTTTGGCGGACAGGTTAAAGGGCTGGCGATGGAGCTGGGCCTACTGTACGGGCTGGGGGCGGTTGTCGGCATGGTCAAGGACTTTAGCGCTGCCTCGCTTGAAGCCGCACGAACCCAAAACGACGCCAAAAATGCCCTGACCGGGTTGGTGGGAAGTTCTGACAAATACCGGGATGCAGTGCAGCAGGTCAAGGAGGCCACCCGAGGCACGGTCAGTGAAACCGAGGCGGCCCGCACCGCTTTCGGCTTGCTAGATAACGGCATCGCCAAAACAGCCGAGGAGGCGGCGCAGTACGCCCTGGCCGGCAAGGCGCTCAACTCCGCGCTGGGCAATACAGCCTCATACGAGAAGTTTTTAATGCTTCTTGATGAAGGCTCCCCGATGCTCCTCAATAACTTCAACATCACCGGCTCAATGATTGACGCTCAGCAGCGGCTGGTAGAGGCCAATACCAACCTTACAGGTTCAGAGGCCAGATTGCAGGCGGTGCGTGAGGTTGCGCTGGCTAAAGGCTTGGCCCTGGCTGACACTATCTCCCAGGAAACTATTGCCGCCCAGCAAGCAACGGCGGCCTTTGCCGATTTCCAGGCATCCTTCGGGCAGTTGGTTATCGCTCTTGATGGCGCAACCGGCACCACCTCATTTTTGACCTCGGCCTTTCAACACCTCACCGAAGGCGCTGAAGCCTGGCGGGTCATCATCGAGCAACAAATCCCGGCCATTGCCGCACATAACGCCAGCGTAGCCGAACAGGCTGCCACCGCCGCCATCGGGGCAAAGTCTCAGGAAGAGCTGGCTGCCGCATGGGAGCAGGGCCGGACGGATTTTGACGGTTTTACCTCGGCCCTGGTCAACGGCACGAATAGCGTCGAGCAATACAACGACATTATCAAGCAGGGGGCGGGAGGAAACTATTTACTTGCCCAGTCCCTAACCCTCACCGCAGAAGGGTACGACTCGGCCCGGCAAGCTGTGGCCACAGCAGCCGCCGAGGCCGTGGTGTCAAGCGGCCAATGGGTTAGCTCGCTGGCTGCAATGGACATGCCGATCAATCAGGTGATTAGTGACCTGGAAAAATTAGCTTCCTTTAGCGAGACAACCTTTGCCATTACCACCGGTGCCCTTGATGCCCAGTCGGCCCGCTGGCAGGGCCTGGCCAATGCTAGCCGGACAATGACTGGGGGGCACGGCGTTCTAGAGACAATGGCCGGCGGCGAAACCTTCACCGCCCCGGAAGCCAAAGCCGCAGAAGAACAGCAGAAGGCCGCCGAAAAGGCAGCCAAGGCAGCGGGCAAGGCCATGACCTCGGCCTTTAGCGAGGCCGCCAACACCATCGTTAGCACCATCGAGTCAGTCATTCAACCAAGCCTGAGCGAGGTCTGGTCGCCCCCCGAAGGCGCGGAGATTCATATTGACGAAGCCGCCCGCCAGCTTGCCACCGTCGCCACATCCGGCTTTGGGTCGGAGTGGCTGGGCCAACTCGATACCCAATTTGCCGGGATGGAATTTTGGCAACCGATTACCGAGGCCATGCAATCGGGCGATGCAACCGCCCTGCAAGGTGCGGCTACCGACATTTTGACCCAAAACGTCACGGCGCTTTGGGATGTTGAAGCGATCAAAGCCGCTGTCAGGCAGCAACTCCAACAGCAAAACCTTAGAGATCAAATTATTGAACAGGTCCGGCAAGAGCTGGCAGCCGAGGGTATGGATGTTGGAGCGGACCAGATTGCCGCTGTCGCCAGTGACGCGGGCGCTGCCTCCCAGACCGCCACCCAAACCGCGCAGGGCTTTACCGATGCCGGGGCCGCCGTCACGGGCATGGGGGAGGATTTTGCGGGCGTCCAGGGCACCCTGACCGATATGGATACCCTTCTCAAAACTATCAACACCGCCACCATTCCCCCGCTCATCAAAAAAGTTGGCGAATTTAGCACAGCTTTGAGCAAAGCGGCCACCAGCGGAATTACAGCCAGCCAGGACATTACTACGTCAATCACCGAGCTTACGGTCAGTATCCAGACGACCCTTAAAGAGGTGGATTGGTCCTTGCTGGGCAAAAACATCATGGCAGGCATCAAGCAGGGCATTGATAAAAACCGCCACTTGGTTTTGGAGGCATTAAAAGACCTGGCCAAAGATGCGATTTCCGCAGCCGAATCACAACTGGGTATTCACTCACCCTCAACCGTGTTCGCCGATATCGGCAACCAACTGGTTATGGGTCTGGTGCAGGGTGTCACCGCCGGCTCTCCCCAATTTCAGGCCGCCTTCGATAAATTGTTCAACATTGACCGCTCCGTGCTCAATATCAACAACAGCATCGGCGCGGCGCGCGATGAAGTCGAAGATATGCTCGAAAGTTTTATGGATGACGAGCACGCCAAACGCGCCCTGAAAATTTTAGGGCAGGTCTTTCGAGACAACAGCGCAGCCATTATGAACGCCACCGACAAGGTGGCTAAATTCAAGGAGCTGGTCGGCAAGGTTGATTTTGGGGTCGGCGAAGCGGGCCAGAAGGGCATCAACGCGGCGTTTGGCTTGTGGATTCACCACGTCGAGGAGATGCAAAAGGAGGCAAAAAACCAGTTCCAGGCCATGCTCATTGCCGGCGCTCGCCAGGCCATCGAACTCGCCGGCAAGCTCAATGGCCTGGCCCAGAGCGGCATTGATCGGGTCAATCAGGACGTAGCAAGCCTTTACCAGATGTTGCAAACCGGGGCCGCTCAATTTGATTGGGAAGGGCAGATCATCAGCAACACCCAGGCCCAGCAGCTTTATAACGAAGCCCTGGCCGAGCAACTGGCGGCCCAGGAAGAGATTGCCGCCCTGCAAAAGAATCAAGCCGACCTGGCTTTCTTGCAGCAGCAGCTTGACTTGATGGAACAAGCCCGCGCCGCCGGCCTGAATATGGCCGACATTTTTGGTGGGTTGGAGTTTGGCCTGAACGCCTCGCTGCCGGACCTGATCGCGGCCACCAATGCGGTGGTACAGGCGATGATCGACCAGGTAAACTCTGACCTGGAAATAGCCTCACCCTCAAAGGTAATGGCCAAGATCGGCCAGCGGGTGATGGAGGGGTTAGCTCAAGGGATTAGCGGGGCGGTTACTATGCCGGTGGGGGCGATGAGTGGGGCCGTGCAGCAGGTCACCAACAACGCTTTTACCCAGAATATTTTTAGCAGCGGCGGGCCGGGCAATGCGGCGGGAGAGTTCTCTCAAATGCGAGCGAGGTATAGCACGTAATGGCGAACCCGGTCTGGCAGTTCATAAAAAGCGAAGCCACGATAAACTTAATAACCAACCCCAGCTTTGAAACCAATACCACCGGCTGGACAGCCGGCAGTGGCACCCTGGCCCGCTCAGCCGAGCAGCAGGCGGTTGGGATTTATTCAGGTAAATACACGCCGGCGGCGGGTACAACCGACGGCGCTTACTATGCCATCACGCTGGGGACCTCCACCACCTACACTTTTGCCCTCAGCTTTCACGGGGTCAATGGTATCCCTTACCGGATCCGCATCCGCAACCAGTCCAACGGCGTGGATGTCGGCTCTAACCTGCAATTTACCGGTGCCGAGGCCTGGCGGCGGCAGGTTTTGACCTTTACCACCTCTCCAACCGGGACCAGCTACCGGCTCTTTGTCGAGAAAGATAATTCCGCCTCGACCGGGGCCTACTACGTGGATGCGGTGCAATTGGAGCAACAGGACCACGCCTCGACCTACTGCGACGGCGATCAGCGGGATTGCACCTGGACGGGACCAGCCCACGCCAGCACCTCACAGCGCAGTGCCCAGGCGGCGGCAGGGGGCCGGGTGACGGATCTGACAACCACTAGCTACCTGCAAATCCAGGACCACGTGGGGGTCGGCACGCCGCCGATGGAGATCATTGATACCCTGCCGGCCCAGGGCGACGGCGGCGACTACCAGCGCACAATTGCCCGGCCTCGGCAATATCAATTCATCGGTGTGATAGAGGGCACAGGCAGCGACGCAGAGGCGGCGAGATTGAGCTATCACCAAAAGCGAACCAACCTGATAACCGCCTTTACTCCCCATCGGCTGGCCACCGATCAGCCGGTGGGTGTGCGTTACAAGTACAATGGCAAGTCGTTGCAGCTCGAATCATTTTACGAGGGCGGGCTGGAAAAGGGGCCAATGGAGAATGCCCACACGGAGAAGGTTACACTGCGGCTAAAGGCCGAGGACCCCTACTTCCGGCGGGTTATGGGAGCGGCGAATGGGGATTGGGGGGCCGAGCAGGGGGGCAAGTCTCTGGGGGTTCAGCAGAGTCTCACTGTCAGATTGTTAGCGCAACGCGACGCAACCGGAACATGGTCGGGGCTGGGGCCGCCGAACGCGGCGGGGACGTATACATCGGTTCTAGCCCTGGCCGAGGATGCCACCTATATTTACATCGGCGGCAACTTCCTCAACTTCGACAACATCGCCAACGCTGACCATATCGTCCGATACAACAAATCCACCGGGGCCTATTCTGCCCTGGGCACGGGCATGAACGGTATGGTCGAGGCCCTGGCCATTATGCCCAACGGCGACCTGATTGCCGCAGGATCATTCACCCTGGCCGGCGGGGTAGCCAACACTGCCTATATTGCCCGGTGGAACGGCAGCGCCTGGGTCGCGCTGGGTACGGGGTTGAGCGATAGAGGGCGTGCCCTGGCCGTGATGCCCAATGGCGACCTGATCGTTGGGGGGAATTTCGCCCTGGCCGGCGGGGTAGCCAACACTGCCCGAATTGCCCGGTGGAATGGCAGCGCCTGGTTGCCCCTATCTACAGGGCTGAATGGTACAGTTCGTAGTCTGGCCGTTATGCCCTCCGGCGATCTGATCGCCGGAGGAGAGTTCGCCAACGCTGGGGGCGTAGCAGCGGCGGATGGTATCGCCGGCTGGGACGGCTCGGCCTGGTTCGCCCTATCCACGGGGACGCTGGGTACACCCTACACCCTGGCCGTGACGCCCGGCGGAATCCTGATCGCCGGGGGAGATTTCGCCTCAGCCGGCGGGGTAGCGGACACGGCCCGAATTGCCCAATGGAATGGTAGTTCCTGGGCAGCACTGGGTACAGGAGTGACGGGAGAGGTTTACAGCCTGGCCGCACTGCCTGACGGTGGCGTGATTGCATCGGGAGATATTACCATCGCCGGGGGTCTCACATTGCCAGATAGGGTCGCATTTTTTAACGGGTCAACCTGGCTACCCCTGGCCGATATAGACCTGCCGGGGACACCAATTGTCTACGCGATTCTGCCTCATAGCGACGGCAAGCTCACCCTCGGCTTCACCACCACCGGCACCGCCATCGCCGGCGTCACCACCACCGTCACCAACGCCGGCACCGCCAAAACCTACCCGACTCTGATCGCCACCGGGCCCGGTCGCCTCTATCAACTGACCAACTACACCACCGGCAAGGCCATCTATTTCGACCTGAGCCTGGTCACTGGCGAGACGGTTACTTTAACCCTTGATCCGAACAACCTGGCCTTTGAGAGCAGTTTCAGGGGCAATATTACGGCTTCGGCTATTCTGGGCGGCTCGGACCAGGATGATTTTGTGTTGGCGGTGGGAGATAATAGCATGTCGCTTCTTATTGACGATGCGACGGCCACGGCGGTGATGTTGTGGGATGAGTTGTATCAGTCGTTTGATGGGGTGGTTTAAAGAAAGGCGGAAGGATGAAGGATGAAGGGGTGAAGATTTCTTATTTCATCCCTCATCCTTCCGCCTTCATCCCTTAGATTATGAAAGGCTCGAATGACCACGCTTAATTTACAGGTCGGGGCCAGCTCGGATGATGCGTTTGAGGGCGGCGGTGGTGCGGTCACCATCAACGGCGTGCGCATACAGGTGAACGCCACCGGTGAGTGGGCTGGCTTCCGCTTCCTGAATGTCACCATTCCGCAGGGCGCAACGATCAATACTGCTGTGCTGCAATTCTACGTGCATGCCACCACAGACGACGATCCGCATGTGGATATTTACGGCGAGGACCAGGATGACGCGGCGACCTTCACCACGGCGGCTGACAGCATCTCAACCCGGGCCCGGACAACAGCCAAGAGCACCTGGAAT